GTGAAACATCAATGTCTTCTGGCGACTTGAATAGATCATATCCAGTTTGGATTGTATTCGCAGTTACTGTAGCTTCTGTAGTACCGTTTGTTCCGGAAGTCAGAGTTACGTTGATCTCAGTATTCGAAAACGCTAGACCAGTGACGTCAACGTTAGCAGTGAACAACGTCGTGTTAGCTACAAGGCTGATGTAGTTCGAACGAGATGCAATAACATCTAGCAAATAGTTGTTGGTACCATCAGATGCTTTGTCGTTCTGGAATACAGAAAGGTTTTCAAACACTTCGACTGGTGTATTTGCAACGCCGGTGAATTGCCCAACTGTGTCGATAACTACAACGTGTACGTTTCTGTTTGTTGTCGGAGCATTTGTAACATATGATGATACGTTTGCAGAGTTCGAAGCATACGCGTTCTTACCAATGACGATAACTTTTAGACCGTTTCCAAGATCGCCTGGATACTTTGCAGTGATATTCGTTAAACCACCGTTTGCCGATGGTGTACCACTAACCGTTGCAGTTGCAGTGTTAGCTGAGTTGCTACCACGTACTACATACAATGAGTTACCGTATGCTAGAAAGTCAGCAGCAGTGAAGAATGTTTCTTGATTGTGTCCGCGAATAGGCTTACCAAAACGCTTTACCAGGTCAACCTCTGACGTCACCAAGATGGCTTCGTTAGTAGGTCCCCACGCAAAAACGCCAGCAATTGCACCAGTGGTAGTTGATACTGCCGGTACGACTGTGGTAAGATCCAATTCAGATACATTGATGCCTGGGCTTAATTGAAATGCCATATTGTGTATCTCCTTTTGTGAGCATTATGTCTAAATAGAGTCTCTGTCTTCCCTTTATTTATAAGAATAGCGATTACCAATCAGATCCTAACCATGTAGATGAAGGAGGCGTATACACCTGCTGTTCTTCAATATCGTCGTATGTGAATCCAAATGGTAGCAAATCGTCCATAATCTCTTCATCGGATTTCTCGCGAAGTCGCATCATAGTGTTAATGTCAGTTATATCCTTAAAGAATGTCTGTGTAGATAGCCATGCAAAAAGAACAAGGCCCATCACTAAGTCGTCGTGACATCCTGGTTCTGCCTCATAGCTTACACCTCTACGTGAGAATGTTGATAGTTCATTGATCGTAATAAAGTCACTGATCGCAAGTTGTTTTTGTTCAATCAACAGCTTGAGAATAGAACATCCTATCGACTTCACTTGTTTTGTTGTACGAATGCCTTTGTCAACATTTGAACCGAATCCACCCGAGATACGTTTACCAGATCTTCCAGCTGATTCAGTGTACAACAGAGTCTCAACTTCAAATTCAAAGTGAAGTGTGTCAGAAACCTGTGCACCAATATCATTGATCTCAACCAGAATATACGCGTCATTGTAAGACTTCGTCGTTCTGAAGATGATGTCGGCGTAGTCAACTGGCGTTATCAAGTTGTTTCTGTAAGTTGCAACTTGTTTGTACGGCATCTTAGAAACATTTATGATATGAAATGCTGAGTAGTCAAGGCCTTTGCCTCGTGAGACGTCGGCTATGCATACGTAAGTGTTACCTTTTTCTGGGGATTCGTACACACTCAATCCATGTACAGCCTTTAGTGGTTCTCTATACGCAGCCTGCAGATACTTCAATGTAGCACCATCGATCAGTGTACCAGACGAACCAAGGAACTGACATTCGTATTCTTGAGCAAACTTCTCTTGATCAAAGTTGAGTGCTTCGAGTGTTTCCTGCTTCCAAGCATCACCACGTCCTGGAACAAGATCCCATGTGACTTCAGTGTATTGGTAACCATTTGATCCTTGCTTCGCACCTTCACAGATCTTGAAGAAGTGATTCAGCCCGTTTGGAGTTGAAGTCATAAGAAGCTTTGTCTCTTCACCGGACGAGATCGTTGGGTAAACAGAAGCAAAGAACTCATCGTAGCCTTCAACGAACGCACACTCGTCGATGTAAAGGAATGCAATCGACTTACCGCGAATCGAGCTCGATGTAGTTGTACCTGCATAGATCTTACAACCATTCTCAAGTTCGATCGAGTTCTTGTTCCACTCAAGGATACCATGTTGCATCCATTTAGGAAGATTTTCGTACGCAAGTTTGATGCGTTCAAGAACTTCTTTTGAACCGTCACCTTTGTTTGAAAGGATACCGACGTTTTTGAATTCATTGAAGATGATATAGTGTAGAATGATTGCAACAGCAGTGGTAGTCTTACCTGCCTGACGAGCAGTAAGCACTGCTGCACGGCGATTGTTGAAGATCTTCGTTGCAATATCTTTTTGATAGTCGTACATCTTAAGCGGAATGAGACCGCGGTCAACGTGTACGATTTTGATGTAGTTTTCAGCGAAGTAGATAGGATCCATCATGCACTGCACCATCTCTGATGTTTGCTCTGGAGTCCAATTTTGTTGCTGACCGATGCGCTTAAGAAGGTTGTTACCTAAGTAACCCTTCTGTGGCTTTTCGGGTTGATTACTGGGAGTTTCCATTTTTCCTCATGTCTGCTAGAACCTTCAGCAGATCATGGGTGGTTCCGACGAACAGGTTATTATTGGTCACGTTGCCACCAGATCCAGTCTGAGGATCATCATTAAGTTTTTCCTCTTCAACTTTCTTCTTTGAGAGTTGAACGAGTTCTTTGTTGGCATCGACAAGAGTCTTCATCGTTGTGGCCAACACTTCGTATGCCCGTGGATGTTGCGATGATGTCGCTACGCCGAGCAGTTCTTCAAGGGCTTGAGTTCCCTTTTCAATCACATCGTACATGTTCTTTCGAGCATAATCATAATCATTATTTGCTTCTTCGTTCCGAGTCGCTGGAGCTGCAGGAGTCGATGGGGCAACCGGTTCTACTTGCACATTTTTTGCCATCTTATTCGAGAGGGCAGACGCATGCTTAGTGATTGTTTTTGCCGGAGCATCATGTACAACTTCAGCTTCTTCTACAGCGTTCATCGGAGGAAGGCCTAAGTATTTTCCAAGGTTATCAGTCATTTAAAGTTTCAATCCTCACGATATATGCCCAATCATCATCAATGTTAATGTTAGCGTATGGAACGGTTTGTGCGATGTCAGTAGTAGGCGCGCCGTTTGCAGTTAATCCTGGCTGCACCATTACTCTTTCAGCCGCGTTATTTGCAGTCATCGAAGAGTAGATATTTGTATTAGCGAATTTGATAACTTTACGTGTAGTCACTGGTCCGTAATAGTAACCCTTGACCGTGAATGTCAAAGTCCAAATGATAGCTCTACGTTCTTCGTAAGATCCTTCATATGAATCTTCGCTACTAATCGAGTTCAACACTATTGGGATGTCAGTCAACATATCCATCGAGTCGATTAACTTCGCGGTCACCGTAAACTCTGGCTTAAAGAACGGTAAGATCTGTTCTACGATCTTTGTCGCGTCTTCATCATATTTAGCCATGATGTTGAGTTGAAACTCAAGATTGTAAGGTGTAGGCGTGAACTGCGTTGATATAGAGTTATCGTTATTTGCGATACCCTTTGTATTACGAGCGTAGTTTGTTAACTTACGGTCACCATCATAATACATTGAAATGAGTTCAAACGACATGCGTGGAAGCGTAATAGCCGGTGCAGTAAGATCCGGATCTTGTTCGAGACGTGATAAGAACTTTTGCATTGGTCCATAATTCAATGGAACCTTCATCGTCTGTTTAAGAACGCCTGCATTATCAAATCGTTGAATTGATATATCATTAAATAGCGTACCAAATAGCGCGACATAACGACGAGTCGTTTGATTATAGAATGTATTGCCAAACATTAGTAATTCTCCTCGCCGAATGGATTCGTCTCACTAAAGTCAAGGAATTTATCTGCTTCTGTTTCAATAGTGAAGTTATCAGCATGAGGATCAATTGATTCAATCCCGATGATTGTGTTGTTAGCAGTAGTTCTTCTCGATTCAAGCCAACTATCAATCTCTTCAACACCGGTATTGAACACTTCGTTTGAAAACTCGAACAGTTCAACTCGAAGATCATATGTCTGAAGTGAACCCATTTGGTAGAAGATCGACTCATGTTCTACATGCTTCACTTCAAAGATCTTACGGTTGAGTGGGAAGTAGATGAGGTCACCTTCCTTAGGTCTAACTGCCTCGTTGAAGATCGCTACGTCTTGAAGAAACTTTCTCATCGACATCGTGAGAGTCATTGAGTCACGAATCTGAAGACCGAACTTACTGAGGAAGTCACCATCACCTTCAAATCCTTCAACGTTCTTCACGTACATCTCTACCATGTATGCGTTATTGAACGACGAAAGATCATCTTCATTCAGAAGGTCGTCGACTGCGCCAAGTGTTCTTGGGATATACCAGACGTCGATACCAAAGATGCGAATAGACTCAATGATCAGATCTTCGATAAGAGTCTGCTCACCTGAGTTTGTGAAGTTACTGAAGTAGAAGTTAGTAGCCACGTCATCATCCCATCAGGTCATGGACCGGCAGACTATAACTGC